GTTGACGGATAGGGAAAAGGCTGTGATGACGGACTGTTACAAGTTCCTTGGCGAGTTCAACCAACCTCCCCCTGGGGATGCGGAAGAATGGTGGGCGAAAGCTGCCGAGGCGTTGAGCGAACTTGGACGGAAGAACGGGAACCATCCGCTTGCGTTGGCGGTAGGCCCTGCCGTGTATGACTATCTGGAACAGAAGTGGAAAGCGATAAACAGAAAGATGGGTATACGATGAAGTGTGAGTTATATCACGACAGTTTTCAGAATTGGAAATCATACCCAATTCAGAAGGCCCAGCTCATCATTGCGGACATCCCTTACAACCTGGGGGACGCTGCCTACGGGAGCAACCCCATGTGGTATGTAGGGGGGGACAATCGGAACGGCGAGAGCGACAAGGCCAAGAGCAGCTTTTTCAACAGCGACGGCTATTTCAGAATCAGTGAGTATTTCATGTTCTGCGCACGGCTGATGAAGCCGGAGCCGAAGCAGAGCAAGGGTGGCGCTCCGTGTATGATCGTGTTTTGTGCTTATCAGCAGCAGAACGATGTGATTCATTGGGCAGCAGACGCAGGATTTGGCAAGTATATCCCGTTGGTATTCATTAAGAATTACAGCCCGCAAGTGCTGAAGGCCAACATGAAGATCGTGGGCGCGACGGAATATGCGCTGGTACTATACCGTGACCGATTGCCGAAGTTCAATAATGCTGGCAGGATGATATTTAACTGGATGCCGTGGGAGAAAGACGGCGCGGATGTGCCGAAGATCCACCCAACGCAAAAGCCGGTGAAGCTTCTGAAACGCCTGATTGATATTTTCACTGATCCCGGCGACGTAGTGATTGACCCGGTTGCGGGTAGCGGTTCAACTTTACGGGCGGCGGCAGAGATGCGGCGCAACGCTTACGGATTCGAGATTGACCGCAACTTCTATCGACGGGCGAAAACTGAAATGCTTGATTCTCTGAAGATTAGTCAAATGAACATCTTGGATTTTACCAACAACGATATGAAACAGATAAAATTGGAGGTATGAGAAATGACTTTTGCTGAATGGGTTGCCGCTGGTGCGGCGTTCGGGATTGAAGCGTTCTTCGCGGTGTTCGTGTTCGCGCTGTGCTGCGCGACGGTGCTGGGGGTGCTGGCGCTGGTCGGGAGTCTGGTCGGGGGGGATGGGGATGGCGAATAATGGGTGGATAGATGTAAACGATGAGCCGCCCAAACTGTATCATACAGTGCAAAATTGTTCTCCGTTTTTCATATACGAGGATGCAAGTGGTCATATAGGCGTATCATTCGCAGTTATAAAGATATATGGATGGAAGGAGAACGGTAACTACAACAAAGGAATGTATTTTGATGATAGATATTCTCCTTTGATTGAACATATTCTTGATGGACGCTTACCGGGAAATGATGAACGTATTGTGCGATGGCGCAAAGGGACAGAGGACGATTTGAGTAAATACGAAATGGGGCGGTATGAATGATCTTCGTCGGTGTTGACCCTGGAGCCAAGGGCGGCTATGCCGTGATCTCCAAGTCCGAAACGGGACAGGCGGTTTTCGCCTATCCGTGGGATGATACGTTTTTCGCAATGGAGATGGCAAACCTGATGCAGTTCAAGGAACACGGCATTGTCGCCGCTGTGGAGAAGGTGGGTGCAAGGCCCGGACAGGGAACCGTGTCCATGTTCAACTTTGGCAAATCTGCCGGGTACATCGAGGGTGTGCTTTCCGCGCTGGGGATTCCCTATCAGCTTGTGCCGCCAGCGAAGTGGAAGAAGGAATTTTCGCTGATCGGCAAGGACAAGCAAGCGTCCATCACCACCTGTCGCAAGCTATTCCCGGAACTGAACTTGAAGCGAACGGAGCGTTGCAGGACGGACAGCGACGGGAAGGCCGAGGCGACATTGCTTGCCGAGTATGCACGGCGGCACTTTGGAGAGGGGTATGTGGAATGACACTCCCGCCATGCAAGCCTGACGGCATCGACTGTCCGCGCCGCTACATCGGCTGCAAAGCCGAGTGCGAAAAGTGGCACGAATGGCTTGTGATCCACGCGAAGGAAACAGAGGCATTGAAGACGGATCTGAACAAAGATTGGGAGTACATGGATTACATGGACAAAAACCCGAAACTACGAAAGAGGAGGGGCCAGCGGTGAAGGAAGAAAAGGGCGTGTGGATTTACTACACCAACGACGAGGGCAAGGCCCGGTGGAAGTGTTCGCTGTGCGGCAAGGTGTGCAAGCACAATCCCTATTACAAGCAGTATTGCAGCCAGTGCGGCAGCAAAATGAAAATGGAGGCGTAGCATGGCTAACATCATCATCAAGGCCGACGATCCACGCATTGCGGAGGCGATTTCCGAGGGATCCAACGCCGTTGAACTGAGAACCGTCAAGGCAGAGTGCGCACGGCTGAACGCGCTGAACGGCGTTCGCTCCTACGGCGATTCTGTGCGGTGGCAGACGGTTTCGGACGCGCTGGCGGTGAAGTATGCGACCAAGCCTATGGGGCGGCTGCATGGGGCCATTCTGACCGCGTGGGCGTGTATCTGGTACGGACTGTACGCCCTGGCTGAATATCTGACGAGGGAGGTTTAATACATGGCATACTGTTTCGCGTGGGATCAGAACGCAATGGGGAAATGGGGCTGCAAGGCCACTACTATTGACTGTGACGGCAAGGACGAAAACTGCCCGTTCTTCAAGACGTTGGAGCAGCACCTTGCGGACAGAGCCGCCGCGAACGAGCGCATAGCGACGCTCCCGGAGTGGCAGCAGACGGCAATCAGCGAAAAGCACTACGGCGGCGATATGCCGTGGAGGAAGCGTGACAAATCAGGAATATCGGACGCTGCTTCGGAAGAATCACCTATGCCGACAATGTAAGCGGCAGGACGCTTTTACGCTTGCCGGGCATCCGCTGTGCGCGAGATGTACAGAATTGGACACGATCAACCAGCGAAAGCGCAGGGCGAAAGACGGCGGCGAGAAAAACCGTCAACATTCGCAGGAAGTTCGGGACAGACGCGCTGCGTTGGGACTGTGTACATACTGCGGCAAGCGCAAGCCGCCTGACGGCAGAAGCATTTGTAACGTATGCAGCATGAAACAGACACGTCGCAACCGTGAACGGGATATTGCCAACGGCATGAACTGGCCCCGTGGGGCAAACGGCTATTGCTGGCAATGCAACAAAAACAAGTCCATGGACGGAAAGAAGATGTGTCCAGACTGTTACGAACGATTCCGGGCAAACATGGCAAGGGGGAAACAAAATGCTGAACATCAATAGGGCTGACGTTGAGCAGATGGTCAAGATCATTGAATACATCTTGGACAAAGAGGACAAAGTGACCGTTGACCAGTTGATGAAGGATAACGGACTGACGTTTGAGGAATACCGCCTGATGTCCGCATTGGCAATGCCAGCGATTCGCAGGAAGAATGACTTGGGCAGTGTCAAGGCCAAGGGCGCGTACTACAAGGGCGTGTACATCCGCGAGAAGCACGAACGGGAACGTTTGGAGGACGCGCTGCGGATGGCCCACGACTATCTGAACAGATATTTCAAGGAGGACACCAGGAATGAAAGTGACGTGTATACTGTGGCCCGAAGCGAAGGAGAGGATGCTGTTCAAGCAAGCGGTACGGATAACGATGGGGCAGAAGGAACGCCCGACGAAATTACCGTCATCGAAACTCTTGCATAACTGCCTTGAAGCGCGACATTCGCCCATTCGTGTGCTGAACTTCGCGTTTCTGATCGAAGATATTCCGAGCAATATCAGCGTCCACCTGTGCCGCCATGTCCACGCTGTGCCGTTTGTATCGTCATTGAGGAATGACAGGCAGGATAGGATGGACGGTGACAACGCGCCGAGGAACACGCCGATTGACATGATCTTCTATTGTAACGCAGAGGAACTCATGACCATTGCCAACAAGCGCCTGTGCAACAAGGCCAGCGAAATGACCCGACTTGTGGTCAAGATGATGTGTCTTGAAGCCTTGGACAAAATGCACGAGTTGGCAGGGCTGCTGGTTCCGATGTGCGAATATCACGGGGGTATTTGTCACGAGATCAACGGGTGCGGGAAGTGTACGAAGGGGTGAGCGTATGGATTTTGGAGATTACCAGTATGAGGCGCGACGGACACAGAGGAAAGACCTTCCTCTGTGGGCCTTACGGGAACACGCGCTTTTCGGGTTGAGCAGCGAAGTGGGGGAAGTGATGGGAATCCATCAGAAAGTCCATCAGGGACACCCGTTGGATGAAACCGCGCTGCGGTTGGAGATTGGCGACATTATGTGGTTTATCTCCGAACTCTGCGACGTATACGGATGGAGCATGGAGGACATTGCCATTGCGAACATCCAGAAATTGCGGGTGAGGTACAAGGACAAGTTCAGCGCCGAACAGAGCATTGCCCGCGTGGACACATTGCAGAAAGGCCCCGTCAGGAAGGAACAGAAGCGCGATCCCGTGCGCAGTAAATATTATTCCAGTTTGAAGGAGGTGAAGGAACAGGAGGCGAGAACGTGAGCATGAGTGAGTGGGCGAAGACTACTGCGATTTGGAGTGATGGATCATGGAAGAACAGAAGCGCAAACGCGGACATCCCCCGTGGACGGAGGAGCAGAAAGCCGCGAGAAAGGCGCTGAACGACAAGAAGCGCGAAGAACGGGCCATTGAGCAGCGGCGCATGGAAACGAACTACCAGCAGCGCAAGCGCGTGAAGAAGGGCAAGCGTTACCGCGACGGGCAAGCTGGCCCATGGTCGCCTGAAATGAGAGCGTCCAACAAAAAGGCGTGGGATGACAAGTTCGCAGAACGGGACAAGGAGTACAAGCAGTTGATCGCAGACAATCCGCACAAGACCAAGAAGGAACTCGGTATTCCTGACTACTGGAAACCCCGTGACGGTTCCTCGGACGGCTACTACGGTATGTCCCTTCGCAATGCCCGTGTGAGCATCAACCTGCCGCCCATCAACATCAAAAATCCGCATGAGGTGGAGCATCGGATTGATGAATACTTTGACTTCTGCGAGGTCAACGACAAGCCGCCGAACATGGTTGGGCTGGGGAACTGGCTGGGCGTGACTACTGACACAATCGGCAGATGGAAGAACGGCGATTGGAGCGCAGAAAGCGTCGGCGCGATTGTCCAAAGGGCATTGTCCGTCATTGAGGAAAGCCTTGTTACCCAGGTGCAGGACAATCCTAAAGCTATGGTCGGCGGTATGTTTCTGCTGAAATCCATGTTTCACTACAAGGAGCAGCAGGATATTGTCATCACGACAGGGGCGCAGAACGACGCAGAAATGAGCGCGGACGAGATCGCCAAACGATACCTGGGGGACGGAAAGACGGTGGAAACGACGTTCGCGGACGGTGACAGCGAGTGAAACAGTATTGCCGCTATTGTGCGTTCTGCTTTGAAGCGGATGACTTTCGGTGCAGTAACCACCCGAAGGGCAAGGAACCGCACATGAGCAGAACGCAGATCAACCGCGAGAATCATTGCCCGAACTTCGCATTGACAGACTTAGGTGACGTGGAAACTGGCAAGCCGTACAAGCCGATAGAGAACAGAAAGAAGCCAAGGCCGAAACCGAACTATGTTCAACTGAAATTGGAGGTATAACATGAAAAAGACCATCATTAACGGCAAGCAGTACATTGCGCTGGGTGAGTTCGACCATCTTCGCAGAAACCTTGTGCGCGATATTTACGAGCGTTACGAGAAGGACGAGAACGGACAGATTCATCTTTCACCGGAGGATATGGGGCGCGTTGATGCCTACGCG